TTCCTTCATTGTCTTTTTGCTCCTTTTTGTTTAGCAGGCTGGATATCTCCTGACTTAAATATTGATACGTTCGTATCTGACCTAACATATACTGGTATTTTTCCATATTGTCAACACCACCAGACGCCATTGCAGAAACCACATCATCATGTCTCATTCTTATAATTTTTCTAATTTTGTCTATAAAAGTTAATTCATCCATTATTTCTTTTTCCTTTTCTTTATTATTTTACTGCCATATTTTTTACTCCATTTTTTTGCAATGGCAGGTTTTTTTGCAAATAAATATTTTCTTTGTTTTTCTGATCTAAAAGGCATTTTATTTAAACTCCTTTAATACTTTTAAATTTTCTTCAGCATTTGCTATCTTTTGAATAAGTTTATCTACTTCTTCTATATGTTGTGGATGTTCTCCAATACCTACAGAATTTTCTAAATAAATTTTTAAAGTAGCATCCGCTTCTGATAGCTGTGCTTTGTATCGATCTTCTAACGCAGTTAATATTGCTTCTTTCACTAACAATTCCACTTTCGCAGAGACTTGTTAATTCTTGAATTTGGATCTCTAGCAGTTTTAGCTGAGGTTAGTCTCTTTTTCATACCGGTCATCCTCGCGCAGAAACTTTTTCTACGATTAGCGGCTTTAGATCCTTTTTTTAATTTTGATGGTTTAGTTGTAACAGCAGTTTTAAGTTTAGAACCAGGGTTTGCTCTTCTATAAGAAGCAACACCTTTTTTATTTAATCCACCTGATGGATTTTTTCCTTCTTTACGTTGCCACGCTGGACTAGCCATGATTATTTTTTAGCAGTTTTAGCTGATCTCTTTAATGCTTTATCAGAAACAGTGCCTTTACCTGGTCTGCTAGTGCCTCTTTTTTTGGCTCTATTCATATAATAATACAAACCTTTCTTAACTCTGCGTCCATCTTTAGTTGTATGGTAAGCGCTACCACCTTTTTTAGCTTCGAAACGTGCATTCATTCCTTTTGCCATTCCTTTAGCTCTCGCTATCTCATAACTAGATTTTTTTCCATCTTTATTTAAATCTCTAGCTTTGATAACTTTTTTATTTCCCATACCAAATCTTTTAGTCATACTTCTCCTTTATTTATAATGTGCACCACAATCCTTACAAAACTTAGCTTGGACTATAGTGAATGTTTTGCAGTTACAAAATAACTGTTTTATTTTTTTAATAATCTTTTTGATCATTATCTATTTATTTTACCAGATTTTTTAGCTTTGCTTCCAAATCTTCCGTAAGATTCG